CTAAGAAAAAAGGCAATTACTTTAATTAGGTTTTTGGTGGTAGCCATCTTCTGCGAATATCTGTCTCGCAGTTGAGAAGGGAATATTATATTCTTCGGCTAACGCAGTTATTTTTTGTCTCGGTGTATGGGTTTCGTAAAGATCTAAATTAATTAATCTTCTGGTAGTTTCTGGATATTGTTCCCAATGGTTAATTTGTTCTTCGGTTCTACCACAAACTTTGCATTGAGTTTCACCGCCCACAAAAACATTGCCACATAAATTAACGCAAGGCGATTCTGCCAGAGAAAAACTGCATCCGTTTAGTTTAGTCAATTCGTTATTCAATGGAGTATTTTTAATTGTTCTGGATCGAACCAAATATCTAAAGGCACTTCCAGCTTGGCTGCTTCAAATTGCTGTTCAAGTAAAGATTTCCTTTCATCATCTTCAAAATAATCTCTAAATGATTTGGTGGTGGTTTGTTCAGAAACCTCACCCACCCAACGCATAAAACAAAAGATTAAAAAATCTATGTAAGAATCATCTGGTACTGGATTAACCATGCAAGCTGGTAAACTCATTTTTTAAATCCTCTAAATTTGATTGAACATATTGTGAGTAGTCTAGTTCTGCTTCTTGATCTTCGCATTTACTGTATTCTTCAAAACACTTCCTTGTAAATTTATTAAATTCGATATTTTTATCACCTTCGTTTATTTCTAATTCCAGTTCTAAGTAATGAATGGCTTTTTCAATATCCTCTCTTACTGGCCCTTTAGTGCCAGCTCGTAGAATATATTTGATGGCGTTTGATCTGCACCAGGACAAATTAAGTCCTTGAATAAACTTAGCTGGGTTTGTTTTAAGGTAATGAACTCCCCCAACCTGTTTGTCGGTTGCTTTCTTTTCCCAATTTAGTGAGTTCCATTCTTGGGGAGTAATGTCATTGATTCTTGCCATGTTCATTTTAGGTCATTATCAATAAGTGCATTATCCTCTCTAAACACAAAAACACAAAAACATTTGCATAATTTGTATTAATTTTTTATCATTCGTTCTCATTGATTGACTTAATGAATGAAAAAAAAGTAGAATTAACAAAAATTATTATTAAAACTTTTAGAAATTTTAATCATAAGGAGAAGTAGGGTGGAAAAATATTTAAGTACAGGTGAGCTTGCCCAACGCCTAAAAATGTCCAAAGGCACTCTTTGTAATTGGAGAACTGCCAAACCAAAGAAAGGGCCAAACTATGTAAAACGAAAAGACACGGGCAGAATTTATTATCCGATATCGGAAGTAGAAGAATACGAAGCTAAACAAACGGAGTTTATTAAAGTAACGGAGATTTAAAGGGGGTTACGATTTTTAGAGGAGAACAATATTGGATCACAGTAGCATTAGTCCATCATCTTTTAAGCGTTGGAGTAACTGTCCAGCTTCCCCATCTTTATCATCACTTGCAGAAGAAAGACCTGTGCATATAGCAGCTATTAGAGGAACAAAGAAACATGAGATTAGTGAATCCATTTTATATGACAGAAGTAAGCCAGAAGAATTTTTAGGCACAATTCACAAGATACAAGGTCATAAAATAATTATTGAGCAAGAAGATTTAGATGACATAAAAGTTTACACCGACTTCATAAAAACAAAAAAGAAAGAAATGAAAGGGGAGTTATATTTAGAAAGAAAGTTTGAATTGGGTGAAGAAATACACCCCAACTTATTTGGAACAGCCGATGCCATTGTGGTTAATGATGAAAAAATATCGGTGGTGGATTTAAAAACGGGCAAGTGGAAAGTAGAACCCGATGATCCACAATTAAAGATTTATGCTCTTGGAGCTTTACAAGAATTTGGTTCGGAAACTTCTCAAGTAGAAACTACAATCGTTCAACCTAAGTTGAAACAGCAAATTAGTACGATTGTGCATGACCTTCATGCGTTGGTTGATTGGGGATTGACCGAACTAAAACAGGCGGCTGAACGCTGTTTTGAAACCGACCCTCAACCCGTTGCTGGTGATTGGTGTCGGTTTTGTCCAGCCAAAGAAAAAATATGTCCAATTTACAACACAGGAGAAAAAAGTGAGTAAGAAAAATAAACAGGAAGAACCGAAACTAATTATTGATGACAAAGAATATTTGGAATCGGATCTTAATGAACCACAAATCCGTTTATTAAATATGGCTAAATATCTTGAACCGCAAATAAGAGAAGTGGATACAAGGTTGACTGTATTAATAGACCACAAAGACAGATTGATTAACGACTTAAAAACATCTTTAGAAGATGAAGCCGAAGAAGCAACTGTGATTGAAACCAAAACAAAAACTTTAAGTTAAAAATAAACCAAAGGGAGAGAAACATGGCTTTTAAACTTAGCGATATAAAAAAGAAGATTGAGAGAAAACCACCCAGAATATTAATTCATGGTGTAGCTGGCTTGGGTAAAACCAGTTTAGCCGCATCAATACCTGGTGTGATTATTTTACCGACAGAAGATGGGTTGGCTGGTGTGAAGGATATTGCACATTTTCCATTAGCTAAAACCTATGAAGATGTAATGAGTGCGTTGCATGAACTGGTAGAGAACGACCACGACTATAAAGCATTGGCGATTGACAGTGTGGACTGGCTAGAACCTATTTTTTGGGCCAAAGTCTGTGCTGATGAAAAGGTCGATGCAGTAGAGAACATTCCTTATGGGCGTGGTTACAAGATAGCTGTGGAACTGTGGCGAAAATACACACAATATCTAAACAGACTACGCAACGAAAAGAACATGGTTATTTTTCAAATAGCACACACCGCTATTCGTACCTTCTATCCGCCAGACAGTGAGAGTTATGACAGATACGAAATAGCTTTGCATAAAGGAGCTAGTGCTTTGTTGCAAGAGCATAGCGATATTGTGGTGTTTGGAAATTACGATGTGAACCTGGTTAAATCTCAAAGCAAGATGGGTAAGCAAGAAAAGCGAGCTGTATCTAGCGGTGAGAGAAAATTATGGACACAAGAACGACCAGCTTGGCTTGCGAAAAACCGTTACGCAATGCCAGAGTCAATAGACTTTAGTTGGGATGCAATACTTAACGGTATGAAAGGAGAAAAATGATGGTTGATGTAACCGATTATTTCGAGGGCGGCTTAGAAGCCGATGGTAAAAGTGGTGGTTTTGATAACAGTCCTGTTCCCGAAGGTCATTATCAAGGCAAGATTCTTAATGCTTCACCAGAAGCAAATGGAGAAAATTGGAAAGATCCAGAAGGAGAACATTTATCCATTGAGATAGAAATTGTTAGTAGCGAAAGCAAGGGCAGACATCTTTGGAAGAATATAACTTTGATAGATAAAAATTCCGAGTTTGTCGAATGGGGTAAACAAGACCTAATGCGTTTAATGAACGCTGTGGGGATTGGTTCACTAACTAAGTTTGAACAACTAATTGGAAAGGTTGTTGAGTTTGATGTAGAGATTAATGGCTCTTACAACAACATTAAACGCTGGGCGGTAGCTAAAGAAGAAAGCAAACCCACTCAATCAAATGGTGAGGACAGTTCTTCCGATGAGAAGAACCCCTGGGATTAATTAAAGACAAACGACCTAGCGTTTGTGGAATATGTTTTCGGGGTTGTTCTGGATTAAGTTTCAGAGATCCCAACATTCCCAACGCAGAACCAATAGGAGCATGTAGCATGAACCACCTTGAACATTTAAAACAAGGGATGCGAGGAGACTTAAATAAGCACAAGGAACAGACATTCGTTGTTCCTGATGATTGTCTTAAATACGCAGTCAAACAAGCCAAACCTTTTATCAAAGAACATGGCCCTCACTTAAACAAGTGGGACAAAAAGACTGTTGATGATTTCGTTAGATTAATAATTCGAGCATATAAAAAACAGGAGTTAGAAGTACCGTTTTAATGAAAGACGCAAATGATTACTTTCCAGGTGGTCTTGCTCTTTCTGAACATTTACTTTTTCCGAATACGGGGGGAGATATTGCCGACTTAATTCGGCAAATGAACAATGACGGACTTAGAGTAGACGCAGTAGACTTATCTGGTGAGCTTAACCGAGTACCAGTTACCGAGACATTAGGAGCTAGAGCAGACCGTAGTGGTGAACGATCTGGTTATTATGTCTTTCATCAAACTGGCGAATTTAAAGTTTGCGTTTATGGAAATTGGCGTTCTAACTTTTCTGCAAAATGGACTGGTAAAGAAGTTTCAAAACTATCTGCAAGTGAACAAGCTGATTTAGCACGCAGAGTTCAAGAAGCCAATGAACGAGCAAAAGAAGAACGCAAGGAACGCCAAAAAGAAGTAGCGTTAGAATGTCAACAGCGTTATCAAAATGCCATCTTACTAGAAAAAGAACATCGCTATCTTAAAAACAAACAAATTCAATTAGAGGGATTAAGGGTTAATAATCGCAATGAATTATTAATCCCAATTTACAATACCGATAATCAAATCATTTCTTTGCAAACCATTTCTCCGACTGGAAAAAAGAAGTTTGCAACCTGTTCACAAGTTAAGGGCGGTTTCTATTTAATTAACTGTGATTTTAATTCCCTAGTAAATCACTCGGAAATATATGTGGCCGAAGGCGTTGCTACTGGTTCAAGCATTGCCGAAGCTACGGGTAAAGGGGTGGTGGTCAGTTTCGCTGCCCCTTTCACTTTAGAAGTGTGCCAGTCTTTACGAACACTAACACAGGCAAAATTTATTTTAGCACTCGACCATGACGGTAATGAAGTGGGGCAAAAGTGTGCTACCGAAACTGCGAGTGCAGTCAATCATTGCATCACCAAGTTACCACCACAAAAAGGCGATTGGAACGATTTGCATTTAGAACACGGTCTGGATTATATCCGAGACAAATTATTAGAAAGGACTGTCATAGGTATCCGTCAATTTTCAGTCAGAGAACTATCAGATTCTCCTCCAGATAGAATCTGGTTGGTTGATGGTTTAATTCCTATGGCAGTTCCAGGTATCTTAGCGGCTAGTGGTGGTATCGGTAAAAGTATGGAAATGCTCAAGCTATCTATGGCTTGCATTAATGGCGGTCAGTGGATGGGTAAAGATGTGACACAGCGAGGGAATGTGGTTTTTATCAATGCCGAAGATGACAGGTCTGAACTACACAGACGCTTGTGTTTAATAGATCCAAACAACCAACGCAAAAATGCCATACACGATTTATTTTGTGTGACTGTTCCTGATTTAAACCAACCCGTTACTTTGGTTAAAGAAGATCAACAAGGATTAAATACTACTGCGATTGCAAATGAATTATTTGAAGAAATTAAAAGTTTAAAT